AGGAAATGAACCAGAGCCAATGGAAGAACCTGTTGATGCAATTGAGTCTGCACCTACAGACGTAAATAAAGAGGAAGACCAAAGCGATGTAATGGAAATGGCCAATGCTGAGGAAACAGCCCCAGCAGAGGAAATGGTGCAAAATGAAGTTCCAGAGGATGACGGAAACGTTACAGAAGGAACACATCGAGTGCCGTACAACCGTTTCAAGCAGGTTATTGAAGCACGAAACCAGCTACGTTCTGAAAAGGACGCACTTGCCCACCAGGTTGCAGAGTTGGCGCGACAAATGGAAAGCCTTCAGGGGCAGTCACAACAGGCTGAACCAATTACGCAGTACCAAGAGGCAGCGCCGCAATCTGTGGAAATGCCCGACTTTCTCACTGAAGAAGAGCAAAATTACTTTAATCATCTTCAGTCACAATTCGGGAACAAGTACAGCCAACTAGAGCAACGTGTTCAAGCCTACGAAGTGCAGGTGGCAACGCAGCAACTGGAGGCCCAGATGCAAGCAGCCGAAGCAAAATATCCCGATGTGCCCCGTCGCGCCATCTTAGAAGCTGTTGCAAATGACGGCAGTGCGTCTGTAATGGACGTTGCTGAACGTTATCAATCGTTTGTCAACCAACTGCGTGAGCAGGCTATTGCTGAATATGTGGAGCAAAATCCAGGTGTTCAGAAAAAGGCTGCCCCACGACCTGCTAAGACAGGAAGTGCGAACATATCTTCGACGCAAGAGGACGGCAGCACACCAAAGAACCTGAAGGAAGCCAATAAGGCCCTTCATAAATTTTTACGTTCAAACAGTTTGTTCTAAACTGAAAAGAGAGAATTAAAATGGTAGCAACACTTACTACCTTCGAAGCCATCCTTAAGGAATTCTACCTTGGGCCGGTCATCGAAGAAATCAACAATGAAGTACATGTCATTGAAATGTTTGAGAAAGCCACTGTCGATTGGCAGGGCCGAGTAGCAATCATTCCAGTACATGTGGACCGTAACACTGGTGTTAACTTTGCCGCTGAGAACGCTGCGCTTCCAACTGCTGGAGCACAGGGATACGCTCGTTTGCAAGTAAACGCCAAGTTCCAGTACGGACGTTTCCAAATTACTGGTCCTGCAATTTCGGCTGCTAAGTCGGGCGGAACTGGTGCATTTATCGGATACGTCGATGCTGAGATGAAGAAGCTCGTCAACGACGTGCGTAACAGTGCAAACGGCGTTTCCGTTTTCGGTAACGAAATCCGTGGATTCCTTAACCAGCACCTTACAGGAAATGGCGGTGCTGGAACTCCGTTACCTTCCGGTGGTGCTCAAACAAACGTGCCTGCAAACATTGGGCTAACTCCGTTTGAGTACACAGGTGACTTTACGCCGTTCTTGCAGGTTAACCCTGCGGTTACAGCAACATGGGTTCCGATTCGTCTTATCCGAATGGATAACTTTAAAGACGTTCAAATGATTGCGACCGCAGGCCCTGGTGGCGCAGCAGTTGTAAATCCGAACTGGTTTGTGACAAGCATTGATACTGCTGGTGGGTTTATCACGATTGGACATGGCGGCGCTGCAAGCTGCTATTACGACCTAGATGACGTTACTGCCGGGTTTGCTATCGGTGTTGCTCTTCGTTTCCACCAGGCTGTTGATAGTGCTCCTGCTAACTTCGGCGTTAACGGTGCTGCTTTGGAGCAACTGCAAGAACCAACAGGTTTGTTCTCAAACATTGCGTCTAACGGAACTGTTGCTAATGCTGGTGAGGCAAACCCGAATGCTTATTTTGGGATTACGCGAACAAGCTCTACACCTCCCGCAGCGGGGGAAGAGCCTCAACTTCGTGGTCTTGTTTTAACCCAGGCAACAACCGGAACTCATGCGCGTGCCGCTTTGACGCTGGCTCGTATGCAGGTTTGTCTAGACCGCGTTTATGTTGATGGAGATCCTATTCCCACAGTAGCAACGGGTGTTGTTTCTGAGGGTGGTGGTATTACTCCTAACGGTGGAGGGCACGAGCATGATGTTATCATGATGAACCCAACCACCCGTCAGCAGTACACGTCGCTTCTCCAGGGAACCTTGTTCACCGATACGGACAAGGCTCGCGGCGGTGACGGTGGATTTATGAAGCTGTCGTACTCGGGTGTACCTTTGAAGGTATCCCGTGCGGTGCCTCGTGGTTGCCTCATCTTCCTCCGAAAAGACACTTGGTGTATTACGGAGCTTGAAGCAGCCGGGTTTGCTGACCTCGATGGAAACGTTCTAAGCCGAATCGAGGATCGTGACGCTTACGAAGGCTTCTACCGATGGTACTACAATGTGGTGTGCAAGCAGCCTAACTGCAACGTCATCCTTGTTGGAGTATCACTCTAGGGTTATAAGGGAGGGGGCAACACCCCCTCCCTTCTTTAAAGGAACAAAACATGATTTCAGCACCCAACGTTCAGTGGATTACATGCGTCAATGGTGTCCTTGGTGAAAATATCGGAAGCAGCACTGCTCCCCGGTTTTTGCATTTTGCAGACAACACAGTTAGCGGAACTTCGGGGACAATCCCTACGCTTGGCATTGCACTAGATTGCAAACTTGTAAGAATGAGTTTGTCGTACATGTCTACTACAAATATCGTGTTTGCAGACCCTGGCGCATTGACCTTTACGCTTGGTAAGTTATCAGTTGGCGCACCCGCCATTGCAGCTAACTTTCAACCCATAATAGGCGCATCTGAGGTCATCTGGGACCGGGCTCTTAACGACACACACCCAAGCACATTTGTTGACTTGGATATCTCGCTAAAAGCACAAGAGCTTTTGTGCATGCGAAGCGTTCGAAGTGGCACAATGACATCTGACACTAATGCAGAAGTTAGTGTTTCATTGTGGTTCCGTGGAAGCACTGACCCTAACAGCCTACCTCTTCCATAATGGTTGAGGTGTTTGGTTGCGTGACTTTTCTCTTAGTAGACATATATCTAATACAAAAGATATCTGACCATATTCGAGAAAGACTTAGTGAAAAACAAAGACTGAAAGAACAGCAGTCTTACGAAAGCCCACCGTCTTCGTGGGGGAAGGAGTTTTAGATGGCCGAAATAATGCTTAACCAGCCCCTTGGAACATCTATGTCTCCAGCCTCCATGACGGTATCTCCCCCCGCTTCCGCTGCCGCACCTCCACCTGTCCAACCAGTTGCGCCAGCACCACCGCTTAACCAGGCACCAAGCGCCATGCAGCAGGCCGCAATGAACCAGCTACAAGGTTCGTTTGCTAGCACTGGTGGAGAAGGAGCAGGCGTTGGGGGAGCACTTGGTACTCTTATCGGCGGCATCGCTGGTCTTGCGGTTGGGCAGCCATCGTTAGGAATGTCCTTGGGCGGTGCAGCCGGTAGTGGCATTGGCACCTTAATAGACGAGATTTAAACATGGCAAAGTTTCCAAACAATATGCAGGGCCTCCTTCGTGAGTCTTCTAACTCCAAAATGGAGTACAAAAGAGCATGGGACCTTAGCTTGCTTTTCCTCCAAGGAAACCAGTGGTTAAGCTACGATAACACTTTGGGCCGGTACGAGATGGTTCGTCCTAAAGGTGGAGGCAACAGCAGGGTTACAATTAACCTGCTTCTCAACATCTATCGAAACATTCTTAGCCGACTTACGGTTAATTATCCGTCTATGGCTGTAATGCCTGCGTCTGCGTCCACAGAGGACATTGCCAAGGCCAAGGCCACAGAACTATTCCTTGAGTACCATTGGAACGCTGACGACATTAAGGACATGCTCTCTCGCTCATTCTCGTACCTCATATCTAGCGGGACCGTTGCAATACACACGTATTTTGACCCTCAGAAAGATATGGTTACGAGTGAGCCCTATAATGCTTATGACATTTTCTTTGAGGCAGATGTCTCAAGCCCAGATGAAAGTTCATGGATTGCGCTTCGGACATTCCATACAAAAGAAGAGCTTAAGAAGGCGTACCCTGACGAAGCTGACTTCATCGAAGATGCCCCAACCGCATCACAACAGGACTCTCCTTTAGGCAGGACAAGGCCAAAGGGTCGTGTTGAGGTGTACGAGGTTTACTGGAGGGATGGTCGCCACGCCATCATGACAGGCAGCAAATATCTTTTTAAAGAAGAAGACGCTTCTGTTGACCCATTTCCAGTTCAAATTATTCGGTTCTCGGAAATTCCGACGCGAGCATGGGGTATCGGCCTTATTGAACCTTTGGTGGACCTTCAATGGTTCTACAATAAAGCTCGTAGTCAGATTGTTCAGAATGCCGAGCTTATGGCGAACCCTAAAATCTTGATTCCAAAGACGGCAGGCGTTCCCACTAATGCGTTTACAGATCGGCCTGGGGAAAAGATATATTACAACGCAGCAGGGGGCGAGCCCCGCACAATGTCTCCGGCCCCACTACCAGGCTATATCCTCGACAATATCACCAGGATTCAGTCAGAGATGGGTGATGTGTCGGGACTACACTCTGTTTCGCTAGGTAAGCGAGCGGTTAACGTTAGCAGTGGTGCCGCCATTAAGCAGCTTAGTGAGCGCGATTTAAGCCAACTCCATATTACACAGACCGCTATTGAAAAAGCGGTAAGGAACATGGCTAAAACCGTCATCATACTGGCCAAAGCTCACTACTCAGAAAAGAAGATGATTCGAATGATGGACGATTTCGGTCGTGTCATCCACGAGGAGTTGAGTAGAGAAAACATCGTTGATGACCCTGAAGTGTTCTTGCAAGCAGGCTCACTGTTTAGAAAGGAGGCTCACGATCGTGACGCAAAGGTCATGGAGCTGTTTAACCTTGGGCTTATCGATAAAGAAACGGCTATGTTTGAACTTTCGTTCCGAACATCAAATAGCCGAGTAAGCGAAAAGGTAAGGTCTTTGGCGCACGCGCAACAAATACTCGATGCAGTCAAGCAGGGGTACGCAGTTGAAATCTACGCAACCGATGATTTGGATGCGTTTGGACGTGTGTTTAAAGAGTTCATGCAGTCGAACGATTACTACGGAATGCCTGTAGAGCAGCAGAACTATGTGTCTGATGTTTACACGTCGATTGTATCGTTTGGTAAAGGCCAGCAGGTCTATGACTTGATGATGAAAGAACGGCTTGTATTCCCTAAAGAGATTCAACCAGGCTTAAACCCTCAACAAACGGCGCAACAGGCTGCTCTTCCTCAGAGCGAAATGGCGGAAGAACAGGTTTCAGCAGAAGCAGTGACAAATGCTGCCGACTCGTTTGGTGCAGAAGAGTCTGTATCAAGGATTAGCCAGCGGTCAGAAGCACTCATATCTCCATTTGGAGGAAATCTATAATGATTGTCAGCCAAATTGTGTCGCTATTTAGGGCATACTGCGATGAGCCAGACGCAACGTTTCTTACAGATGCAGATGTGACATCGTATCTACGTGAAGGCTATGACGAGTTTAGGCGAAAAGTCTCAGTGCTTGACCCATACGTTTATGCAATCGACGTGGACATTGCCGTAAGCGCAGATTCATATGACCTGGCAGATGTTGCAAACCCTGTAGTTCTGTTTGGGCCGACCGCAAACCTGGCACCGGGACCACCCACAGCGCCAAGGCTTATGCAGCTTGTAGGTGTGCGCGTACAGGGGAACTCAAACAACATTGGCTCTTATCAGTACAAAGGAACGTCCTCTTACAAGGGGCTGATTAACAGCTACCGCACCTACCTTCTGATGGGCACCAAACTGCTCTTCTCAGAGAATGTTGGTCAGACACTAACCTTAAGTTACATACCTGAGCAGAACATTACATGGACCGCTGCTTCTACTGACCTTCCTGATAACCTTACGCAGTTCCATGACATGATTGCGCTCTACGCTACCAAGCAATACCAAATCAGAGATGCGGCGATAAACAACCCCCTTATGATGCAGCTTCAACAAAGAGAGCGCGACTTAGAGGCTTATGTTGTTAGCCGTAACATCGATGGGCCACATTATATTCAGAGGACAATCGACAGCTACGAGGACTTCTAATGGCTATTAAGGGCGAAGAGGTTGAGTTGCTCGGAAGGGGCATTGAACAGGTAACTCCATCTAATGGAAGTTTTGCCCTCAACATGCTGTATCGCCGTGGCTCTTGGGAGGTGCGCGAAGGTTTTGGGCAGGTGTCCGAATACTGCACGACAGTCTCAATGCCAAGCTACACAGTTCGTCCTGATGATTTTGGCATAGACAAGCATTTGGGCTCCCACTTGTTTATGACAAACACTGGACACAAGCAGGTGCTTTCTGTTTTTACGGCTGTTGCCAATAGCGCCAACTTAAACAGCATATCGGCTTCTGGCAGGGTTTCGACACCAAGAAACCAGCCGCTAGACATATACGTTGTGCAAATTGACGACCTTACAGACGGCACTAGGTATGAAGAGTGTCTCTACAGGCAAACGTCAAGGAACCACAGCGATATTGCGGCAGGCACCCTGTCTCAGACTGACTTTGGCATCCCCATGTATTCATGGCATGGCCACTATGAAACCTTCAGGGACGTAGATAGGCAGGCATGGGTTTCTGCATTTAAGCCCAAGCCGTTCTTTTTTCATGAATACCAAGACACCATCTTTTTCGGAAACGAAACGGTGGGAACGTGGGCGTACTACCCAACGCACTTTAACCATAACAGGCGAGAGCGTAATGCCTTCGTCACGACTGAGGTAAACAACGAGTGGGGGGAAGTGTTTAGTGAGTCGTGCAGAATTCAAGATGTAACGTTTTCTTCAGGAACCAAGAACTACCCTTACTTTAACAACGCCTCGCTGCCTGACTTTGTTGATATGACATCTATATCGTCTATCGCCGTCTATGCAGCGGACAAGACGATATACTTTTCAGACCCTGAGCGACCCGCATCTATCATCGATTTAAACTTCCAAAACGTTCCTTGTGATGGTGACATCGTTGCCATTGAGGAGCACTTTGGAAACCTAGTCATATTCACAAGCTCTGAAACGTTTGTGTACAGGTTTCCTGGGAACAGCGCCCTTCAAAGCGGTGGTCAGTTCACACAACTGTCAAACCACATTGGGTGCATAGGGCCAAACTCAGTCATAAAAGTAGAAGGTCGGCTGATGTGGGCGGACAGAAACGGCGTCTACTCAACAAGCGGAAACTTTACGATTCAAAACATTGGCAAGCCCATAGAGCGTTTCTTTACTGACTTTATGACAAACCCGCTGACTTCGTTTTACACAGAAAGCGGAGTGACGGTAACCACCAGGACACAGCCTACAACGGTTTTGCAGGCAGACCTTGATGGCGTCAACATGGCGTATTGCCCAAAGTATGAAGCCTTGTTCATAACCTTTCCGAACAACAACTGCTCACTCGTGTACGCACAACAGCGGTGGTCTTTATGGACTGAGGAGTCAATCGTTTATCTTGATGGGGTCACACCAAAGGTTGGCCTCACCGAAAACATTACAATGCCATGGGTTGTTGCTGACTCAGACAGCATTTATTTGATCGGATCAAAAGACACACAAACGATTGATGACAAAAGCTCCTCAAACAAAGATGTGGTCGCGAACGCATATTACCTCCTTGAGTATGGAAGGGGTGGCTCAATCGACAGAAGCGTCGATGATGAGGATATGCGAAAGCCGACAGGGTTTTGGGAAGCCGAATACCATGCAAGCACAACGACTGGTCACCTTTATTACGGGAAACCATGGCGTCTAGATACTGGCTATAAGTTTAGAGGATACCACGCGACCCTTACGGAGAGCGACCAAGTATACCTTGTGCCTCTTAGCATGGTTGTCCCTAATACTTTTGGCGGCTTAGGAACTGTGACCATTGAGTCACATTTTGGTTTTGATTCGACACACTGGGAGCCAATTACAACAACAGCAGTCGGAACAGACGTAGATTTTATACTGCCGTCCGAGAGGTGCGCTGGTCAAACAGGCTGGGGTTATGGCGCTGCAACTGCCCTGTCTAGGGTTAGCGTTGTAGGCGGAAACAGCATCCAGTTAGAGTTTAATTCAGCAAACTCAGCAAACCCTGTTGTAGGCGTGCCGGATATAAACGCAAACGTTGACAGGCAGACAATGCTTATGTGGCTTCCGTTTAAGAGGCTGCGAAATCAAGATTCGAATTACGGAATTAACATACAGCCTGTGTATGGTGCGGCATCTCAGATGATTACCCCCAGGGGTGGTGCTGCTGTCTCTCCGCTAGTATCAGTCTGGTTCGAGCATTTTATTGGCGACGACCAATTGCGGAGAGAAGACTCAGTTGCTCAACCCATAGACTGGGCATACAAAAGCGGTCATGTTGGGCTAGAGGGTGAAACCCTTATGAAAGCGCGTGGCTTGTTTTCTAGGATTATGAGCCATGGCGCTGGTGTTGCCGCAGACTACGTAAAGCCGAACTGGAACTTTGGTTTGTTTAACAGCCTTCTGAGCACAGACAGGAAGGGGTGGATGAGCCAGGTTGTAGATTATGACGGCGTGAACGCTGACGCCATTGTTGACCTTGGTAATAAAAACACCATTCGTACCCGTGTTCTTTCTAGCGGGACGTTGGTTAAAAATGTGTTTGGGGTAGATGGAACGGCAGCAACAATGCTTTACGGGGCCAGCGGTGCGACAACTGGAAACTGTTTAATCGGTGACGAGCAAACATCGATCATGGCAACCAGCGACTCAGCTAAAGGGTCCATGTTTAGTTACATGGTTTTTGGACACATGCAGGTAAGGGCGCAGCGTCTCAAGTTAGAGAGCGTTAATGCGCTTATTCGGCCCCTTAGCAATGGCCGAAGAAGGACGGGACACTAATGCCAAGCGTACCACTTCCATACACTTATGCCTCTGATGCTACCAAAAGCCTCGTAGAAATAAGGGCACAGGAGCGAGACACTCAGATTACCGACATCGTAAACTCCTTGTCTGTAGTCACAGCAAAGGACGAGATATCGGAAGACCAAACAGACGATAACTCGTTCAACCTATCCGCAGACTCTTTTGGTGCAGGTCTTGAGCTTAAGAAGCCCTTTACGGTTTACAAGGGCATGGCTGGCACCCTTGTTAAAAGGCAGTCTACTGTCGATGTGCAAGGCACCTTTGACACTGTGCATTTTCAGGGACCACAAGAAACGGGCTCCTTGATTAAAGTAAAGAGCACGGCGGTGGCAATGTTTAGAAACTGTGTGTTTGATCTGACAAGGCCGGACGACAGCAACACATGGATTGAAATAGAAAACGGTGCAAAGGTTATTTTTGTCGGGTGCATTTGGAAAGGAACGCCAACCTCTGGAGCGTACCTGACACATACGGGCGCTAATGCTAATGTCCAAGTGGTGGCGTCTTACGCGCCCTCTACGGCTCCAGGGCCTGTGTTTGGCAACTCTACCCTGACGGCGGTGATATAATGGCTTACAGACCCCACCCAAGGCATATGACCGATCAGCAGTTTTCTGACGCCACTACCATTGACGGTAGCAGGCTAGACTCTGCAATGGAGGATATTGAGCGTCATTTCAACGATGTGCCACAGGGTGACATAAGGACAAAGTGGACGCCTACGTCTTACGTTATGTCTTGGTGTCCAACACCCACCGCTGCTGTTTTAAAAACACATAACCTCCCGTGGATGCGTTCTGTAAATGACCCAACGGAAGTGGTTGGTGTAAGTCCGGATTCTTTTGCAAACCCGTTTAGGGTTAAGGGGTTTGATATCCCAGGCATAACACCGGAGCCACAGGCGGTACTTTCCGGCGCGCAGGAAATGAACAGGCAGTATCACTCAACGGTAGGGCTGGAGTTTGTTCGTCCTGCGATCATAACTCATATTGACGTTATGCTTTTGGTGGATGATCGCGCAGGAAGAGGCTCGACCTCTTACGCAAATACGTATCAGTACGGCGCAACAAGAACACCACCTGGGTTTGACGCAAACGCTAACAGTAAAGACTTTAACTTTACGTTGCAGGTTGACGCACCGACAGGGCCGGAAGATAGGCAGCTTAACCCAATAGAAATGATGCGGCACGACTGGACTTTAAACATGTCGCAGGCGAGCAACATTGCTTGGCCAGCAGCAGGTTCTTTTTATGACATGACGCCTTCTGGGTTTCCATCTCTTGGGTTTAGCGGAGTTGTTGAGAAAATTAAGGGGCCTTTTCCGATTCATAGGAATGGTCGTGTTAGGCTGACAATGACGATACCGCCCTCTATTAATAACACGAGTGCGGACAGGCCGTATGACTCTTCATGGGGCGCAGAGCCGTGGGCGACCCAGCAGTTTAACGTTACGATGCACGTCCTTGAGGAGCTTGTTTAATGGCTAAGGTTACTCGAACAAAGCTCGCACGCGGAACCAAGCTCACGCCGGACCATACGCATGGTCTTTTAACTAACGCTGCTGCTCAGATGAATGCGTCAACAGTTGCTGCCGAACAGCTTGAGGCGTCTGAGTCTACGTTTAGGATTAATTGGTATTTTCCTTATCTTGGCACTGACTTTCCTTTTGGTTTTCACACAACGAGCGCTCTCGATACTCGTCAAAAGTTTTGCATCCCCTTTA